TGACTCAATCTTTAAGCGTATGTTCTGGCGCTTGTTGTCTGTGATCTCATCCCACTTCTTAGTGAACAAAGAGCGCCAACCAACTACGTCATCATAGTCTTGAAAGCCTTGCAGAACATCTTCTGCGTTCTGAAGAGCAACTCTAACTTTTGCGGTTTCTTCTGGATTTGCACTGTCTTTTTTATCAGCAGCTGCACTATTGCTTGCATTCAGTTTACGCATGATGTCAGCGCGGCGCTGCTCTTCTACGCGGCGTCCCTCTTCGACATTAAAGGCTTCCATCTCGCGTTGGCGATTGTAGTCCATAAGACCACCATACATGTTACCCATAGCACCCATCTGAGCTAGGGGCCCCTGTGCGCCTGCACCTAGACCAGCCGCGCCAATTCTCATGAGGCCTTCGCCGCCCATGTTAATCTGTTGACTAGGGATCTGGGGTGTGCGGCTGGATCCACGGGCGTTACCGTATGGAGACATTGATAGCGCTGGTGGGTTAGGTGCCTGGGGTTGGTTTGGGTTGGTTAGGACAGGTTGACCTAAGTTGTAAGGAAGCTGCTGCTGTGGAAGGCCCTGGTTAAGGATACCTTGGGAGAAAGCGTAAGGTAGGTTCATCATGCAAACCCTCCTAGGCCTGGTCCCCCGCCAAACATTGGATTAAAGAATGAGGAGTTTCCAATGTTGGGCATGTATTGGTTTTGGAAGCCCATGCCACTCATGGCACCGCTTAAAGCGCTTACACCTGGGCTAATTGGGTTCTGGGCGTAGTTACCCTCAGTTTTGTTAGCAGCCAGGGAATTTAAGTAGTCTTTACCTAGGTTGTAATTGTAGCCGGTTGTGTAATCGAATTGACCTCTGTCAGCATCGATCTGACCTTGATCAAATGCATTCTGGTTGTTTCCAGCGCCCAGAGCAGTGTTGAAACCACCTGATGCCATGTTCAGACCAGTGTTGAAGTTGTTAGACATCATGGTGTTAGCGTTTCCTGCATTAGACAGTGCCGTGTTTGCTTGGTTAAACTCGGTGTTACCTTGGGCCAGCTTTGCATCACGCAGGCTGTTGTAGACATCAGTACTTACGTCAGCGAAGCGATCATCATATGCGCGATTGGCGAGTGCATCAGCGACACCAGCACGACTGGAGTTTGTGTTGCCAGATCCTGATGCAGCCATGTTGATACCAGGCAGCGTCTGCTCGTTAAGGCGTCTAGTGTCATCACGCATCATCGCTTGGACAATGGGGTTCATGTTGTCAGTGGCATACTGAGAAGCATCGGCCATCATGTCAGGACGGTTAGCCATCCCTTGAAACTGGTTGTAGAGATCAACTGAGTTAGAACCAAAGCTATCTGACTGGTTCATCAGGTTTTGACCAGTTCCAGTGTTTGCCATGCCAAAGTTGTACATGCCATTGTTGGCAATGGTCTGCATTGGATTGACGCCAGCATAATAGGGACCTGAGTAGGGGCCTTGGTTAACCATACCTTGGTAGGAACCAGAGATGTCACCCATAGCGCCCTTCATGTAAGGCATAGCTGCGTTCATGTACTGGTTGTTTTGGTTATTGGCGTCTTTGATAGCCTTTGCCTGCTTGTTAGCTGCAGCCATGCCCATGATGCCGCCGATTAACGCGCCGATCATATGGTTCTCCGATCTTATTCTTCTTTTGTGTGCTTGTTAGATTTCTTCTGGGCTACTTTTTCTTTGGTGGCCGACCAACTTTAGACCCATAGGTCCCTTTTCCTTTTGGCATAATGGAATCTCCGTAATGCTTTTGTGTGTTTGCTGTTAGGTGGTGGGTTCTGTAGGCCAGCTTGGGTTACTTGGATCTGAGGTATTAGCTGGTAGGTCCCTTAGAGCCTGTCTATAGACTGCCCACTCTTGCCTCTTTGCATCCGTAAAAGGGCTGTCGAGGGTCTGGGTCCAATCACTGGATGACAGCATCTTGTCTCTGTCGGATCTGAGCGTCTCTAGGTGTTCTGCAAGATCTGACGCTGAGATCTGATCGTCGGGCCAAGGGGTGACCACACCGTTAACCAGGGTTGTTTGGGTTGACTGGATGCCGGCGATCAAAGTGTAGCCAGTGGGTATATTCTCTGGTGTTGGCAGGGGTAAACTTGATTTACATGCGTAGACCATTGCTCCGCTGAATGTATCGTAAAAAGTGTAATCAGCCATTGTTTACTATTTCTCCACAGCTAGAACTAGGATCTCAAGACCAGCTGGGATTCTTATGGTCCTATTGTTAAACCCTATGTTCTTAATGCGGATCTTGATGTTTGCAGCGCCATCACTTCCGTTTTTAACTGCTGCTGCAAATCCGTTGAACCCAAATGTAGATTCACTGTTTCCGTTGTAAACTGGTAGCGTTCTATTCCAAGTGTTCGTTGAACCGGTAAGTAAACCTGTGGACTCAAAGAATGCTTGCCCGTTGGCATTGTTGCTTGCGCTTGTCCCAAAGAAAGAAAACGAAGCCATTATCAGGAGCTTACTGCCAGCTGTAAGATTGCCAGTTGTTAGCGTGAAGGTTGTCTCAGAGTTGTTAGTCTGTAAGTCAACTTGAGATGCTGAAGTAAGCGTATCAAGCTGGCTGAGACCTGGTAGGCGGTCGATGTCTAGGGAACCAGTGTTAACCACATCCGCATTAAGGCTCTTGATCCGTGCGCCTTCTACAAAGAGGTTCTCAATGTATGTACCAGCTGGCATCGTGACGCCATCGACAGTTCTTGAGTTTGCGTAGTGGGCAAAGGGTACAGTTTCAACAGCGCTACCACTTGAGTCCGTTGCGCCAATCCGAAAGGCATCAGCTGCTACATCAAAGGTGCTGGTTGGTGTGCCATCGTTGGCTGTACTGATAAGACCATAGCCGCTGATGTGTCCATTGTTATCAATCTTGACGGTGTGCTTGGCCTCAATACCGTTGATGGATGACGAATTGGCCGTAATAGAGCTAGTCTGGCTGCCAACAGTCGTAGACAAGGTTGTAATGTCAGAAGCCTGAGCAGTAATTGTGTTACCTTGCGAGGTAACTGTGGACGTCAGGCCAGACACGGCGCTAGAGGTGGCGCTAATGTCTGTCTCAGCATTCGTTAGGTCTGTTTGTAAGGTTGTAACATCAGATGCCACAGACGTTATTGAGTTGCCCTGTGAGGTAACTGAGGACGTTAGTGCAGACACAGCACTGGAGTTGGCCGTGATGGATCCATTAGCGTTAGTTAGGCCTGTCTGAAGTGTTGTAACATCAGATGCTAAGGCAGTAATCGAGTTACCCTGTGAGGTAACTGAGGACGTTAAGGCAGACACAGCGCTGGAGTTGGCCGTAATTCCAGTTTCGGCGTTAGTTAGGTCTGTTTCTAAGCTTGTGACGTCAGATGCTAAGGCTGTCACAGTGTTGCCTTGCGAGGTGACTGTGGCTGTTAAGGTAGACACAGCGCTAGCGTTAGCACTAATGTTACCATTGGCTGTGGTTAGGCTTGCCGATAGATTGACAACGTCCTGAGCCAAGGCTGTCACAGTTCCATTATTGCTAGTAACTGTTGCAGTCAGACTACTTACAGCAGTTGCGTTGGCATTTATGTCATCTTGAAGATCAGATATTAGACTTTCTGGATCACTGGCTCTCAGCCATGCGTTACCTGAGTAGACAACCAGGCCTTGGAAACCTGTGCCTAAGGGGTCCCACGGGGTCACGGCATATCTCAGCATACCTTTGAGGGGTCTGGCGGGGGGCTTGTCTACGACTTGTAAGCTGCCCTCGCCAACAGTCTTCATAGAGTTCTCGATCTCTTGAAGCTGACCTGAGAGGTAGACTGCCATTCCTTCGGGGTCCTGGGGTACTGGCTGTCTTATGTACTGGTTAACCACTAGGTCTGTGACGGTGTTGGTTGCCATCTTAGGTTACCTCCGACCAAGCGGTAATAGATCCAGGTCAAAACCACTGATGGTGAAGTCCTTAACCACAGTACCAGCGTCGATCTTATAGCTCAGGTATCGACCAGATTCGCGGGTGTCGAGCTTGTAGCTGGTGCTGACATCAAAGGCCTGGGGGGTACTATAGGTGGGCAGAAGCGTTGGGATATCTGATGCACCCAAAGTAAAGTTAAAGGTCTTGTCTGTAGACAGCGTAGAGATCTGAGGAAGGATCTTACGGATCGTCTTGTAGGTGTCTACAGATGCTCCAAGCTCCTGGTCTAGGTCCAAACCAATGCGCTCTAGGTGTACTGGTTTGGTGCCTGCTGAATACAAAGGCAAAGCAACCTGTGTATTCTCATCTGTAAAGTCCAAGGCTAGCATCTGGTTGTTTGACAGGCCATCAGCAGTGCTCTGCAGGGAGATGCAGATGGGGTGACGTGAAAAGCTACCACCTTGACCCAAGTAGGTTCCACCTGTGTTGTCATAGGTTAGAGTCGAGGATGCATAGGTGTTCACGTTGTTTAAGTTGGCAGTGCTGCTGCTAACCAGGTTGGGCAGATCCATGAAGGACCAGCTGTTGTGTCTATAGTTAAAGACAGCTGCACGGTTACACGCTGATCCACTGGTGAACTCAGCCATGTCATCGGCTGACTTGTAGCAGAAGTAGATCTCTTCGGTGATGTCGTTGTGGTAGGTGAAGCACTTAGATGTACTATTGGTGTCTAAGGAGTTGAAGATGTAATTCCTGACACGGCCATCACATATAGACTGGCGGGAGACAGCATCGGTTGTATAGATGTCATCCCTGTCAAAGACATAATGACGTCCCTCAGCCTCTACGATGCAGTTCTGGTTGATAACCCCAGCATCATCAAAGAGCTTACGGAAGTTCATGATAAAGGTGCCACCGACAAACTCCATGAGCCACACCTGGTCGCTACTGTAGATAATAAAGTTGGAACCTAATGTGGCACCATCGATGATGGCAGTGTCCATCTGAACGATGTCATTGAACCCAGCCGACTTGGTGGTGTCTGTTGCATCCCAGCTGCTAGGGGCCTGGTTGGCGAGGGCAACATCAGAGAAGCGTACACGGGTGGGAAACGTAGAGGCACCCTCAGTTAAGTCTAGGGCTATCAGGAAGTCCTTGTAGCTTCTGAGGGATGCACACTTGTGACCAGAGGTCCAGTTAGCGAGAGTAGTGAAGGTTGACTGGGAAGGTAGTCTGTAGAGGGGAGCTTGGTCGCCCCTGTTTAAGTAGTCTACGTTAGACAGGGTAGTGCCCGTGAAGGCCTTGGTGGTGGCACTGGCTGACCCTGTGTACTTGCTGGTTAGGGATCCACCTGATGTAAACTCAAAGATACTGTAGTTGCTGGTGCCCACCAGGATGCTGTCGTAGCCGGTGTTACTGTAGCGACCAAAGACAAAGGTGGGGCTTATGGAGCTTAGGTCTAACGCCGTGCGGAAGACTGGGGATCTCTTAATGTTGGCACCATCGAAGCTGACGTTCTTAGCGCGGGTGAAGGCATTGAACGGAAGATTGAAGGGGTCAACGTCAGTAATTACGCCTACGTTACCTAAGTTACGCACGGGTAATACAGACATGACTAATGATACCTACCTTAATGGACGGGAGTTGCTATGGTGACCTGAGATGTACTTAAGTCTAAGTCTTCATGATGTAGGCCAAGGCATAGTAGGGTGGCCTGTTCTCATGATCTACCCCAGAGCCTGTGGTAGCATTGGTTGTAGAGACTGTGATGCCTGTGAATGCGCTACCTGTGACGCCATTGGTGTTAATGTCTGCGTCACGATCACCACGTCCCTCACCACCTGATCCTGTGGACACAGTGTACTGGTGAGTGTGCCCAGGGTCTGTGACTACTGATGTAGCTACGTGGGTGTGCGCGGGTAGGTGGGCGACTTCTAGAGTAACTGTAGGTTCACCACCTGTGTCACCCACATCGTAGTTGCCACCATTGGCACCAATGACAAACCTAGCTCTGAGGTCTGGGGTGCTGTTGTTTCCATCACAGAGAACCCAGCCGGTAGGGATAGCAGAGATGGCCCCAGACCACAGGATGATACCACCAGAGGGTACTATTACTAATGAAGCCAGGGCTGTCAGTTGTGTCTGGATTGAACTGGTGACGCCATCTAGGTAGCCAACCTCGGTGCTAGTGACACCAGCTGCTGCTGCACCAGCCATGACGTTAAGATCAGCCTGGTTACTGGTGACAGCCCCTGTCAGGTTGGGGAAGGTGCCCTTGACGGTGCTCTTGATAAGACGAAGGTGGTCATCGGCTTGGGCTAGACCATCAGTCGCTGCAGGGTTAGCTGCGTTCAGACTGTTGATGTAACTTCCTGTTTCTAAGGCCATGACGGGGATCCTTTGGTGGTAGACCTAGGTGGTGCTCTAGTAGACCTAGGTGGGTCTTTTGTGGAGAACTTGGGTGTGCTTCAAGACGTCTAACAACAACAACAACGGCTGGTCTTTAACGGTCTTTTGAAATCTATTGATTGATTGGGTGTACTGGGGGTCAGATCTGAGGGCATGGGACCCTAATTAAGACCATTGATTAGACATTGATTACCTAAGTTATTGATATCGTTGGATAGCCAGGTCAACGGATAGTGTATCCGATGACAAAACGTAGGATAGCGAACCCAGACATTAGGCATTGAAACTAATATTATCTGGACAAGGCTATTGTCTTTAAAGAACAAATTGGGACCGAAGCCCACCAAGGTAAACCTCAGTCTACCTCAGTCTACCTCAGTCTACCTCAGTCTACCTCAGTCTACCTCAGTCTACCTCAGATGATCTACGGAAGACCAAACCTACATGGGAGAAGACAAGAGACAGTCTGGGAGAGGACTGTAGTGTCATGTGGTTTGGTCATCGGTAGATCATCGGTCGCCGACAGTAGTAGCTTCCTTCGTATAGGGGTCTCTTAGTATCTAGGTTGTATTTGGGTGTCTTTTGTCTACTTAAGGGTCATCGGATACACTGGATGAGGCATCGGATAAGGGGCATATAGTGAACATCGGTTAACATGTAGCAAAATGCCTTGATAACCATAGAACTAAGGCATAAGTGACCAGAGATGGGCTTAGGTCCTAGGTTGGTGCGGGAGAGCTAACCTTAACTCCGGTTTAGTGTTACCCCCGCACCAGCTGCCTTACTTAGTTACTCACATGTCCTTTGGCCTGTCTGGGGATCATAGTAGCAAGCCTCAGCACCCTCAGCACCACCGATGTCAGTACCTGTGTCTTCCTCAGCCTGTGGTTCAGCTGTGTCCTCATTGGTTGATGCATTGAGTATGCCATATCTCAAACCTGATGACCTAAAGGTCGTGCAGCCGCTGGCCTTACCATCATAGGCTTGCATGTAGACGTCCTTGAACTGTTCCCAGGTGACGTCAGCACCTACGTTGCATGTCTTAGAGCAAGCAGAGTCCACGTAGTGTGATGCTAGGTTGAGCACGGCTACATGGTCAAACACAGAGAGGTCATCGGCCTTCTCTCCTTCGATACCATACACGCGGTAAGCATAGTCCTCTACTCGTTCTATCCTGGGTCCATCAAAGGTTTGGATCGTGCGGTCATAGTAGTGACTGAAGACTGGTTCTATCCCTGAGCTTACGTTGTCAGCTGATAGACTGATAGTCCCAGTAGGGGCTACAGACAGGAGATGACTGTTGCGGATCCCATGCATACTGATGGCTGTGCGGATGTGGTCAGGTAGTGTCTTGATGAAGTTAGACTCCAGATACTTGACGTTGTCATAGAGGGGGAAGCTCCCCTTCTCAGCTGAGAGTGCCACCGATGACATGTAGCATTGGTCTCTGATGATAGCCATGACTTCACCTAACTTAGCCAAGAAGCCTTTAGATCCATACCTAAGACCAAGCGTCTCCAGCGCATTGGCTACCCCAGTCACACCTAAGCCCATCCTACGTTTATCCTTAGCTTCCTTCTCTTGGGCTGGCATTGGATACACTGCACGGTCCACTACGTTGTCCATAGCTCTCACGACTGCAGGGATGTCTTCAGACAGCTGTTTAAGATCTAAGGAGAACTCATCGGTGTATGGGTCTTGTCTGATGTATTTCGTCAGGTTGAATGACCCCAGCAAGCAGGCGCCATTAGGTGGCAACGGCTGCTCACCACATGGGTTAGTGGCTGCTATGGTCTCACAGTACCAAAGGTTATTCTTCTGGTTGATACGGTCGATGAACAGGATGCCTGGCTCTGCCCAGTCCCATGTACTTCTGAGGATATCATCCCAGAGGGCTCTGGCATCCACTGTCTTGTACACTTGGCCTTCGAAGGTCAGGTCAAAGAAGTCACCAGTCTTAACTGCATTCATGAAGGCATCAGTAACCCCGACACTGATGTTGAACCCAGTCAGTGTAGTGCTGTTGTTCTTAGCTCTGATGAACTCCTCGATGTCTGGGTGGTCTACACGTAAGACACCCATCTGAGCTCCCCTGCGGTGCCCAGCGCTAGCTATGGTCTGGCAGACAGCGTCAAAGATACCCATGAAGCTGATGGGCCCTGAGGACTTACTGTCGAGGCTTTTGATCAAGGCACCACGGGGTCGTAGGGTGCTGAAGTCATAGCCTATGCCACCCCCAAGCTGCATGGTTCTAGCTGCGTTGGTAGCAGCCGCCATGATGCCTTCCATGCTGTCTTCTATGGTAGGGGACACAAAGCAGTTGTAGGGCGTCACGGTCCTAGGTGCGCCCATAGCACTCTGTACCCTGCCAGCTGGTAGGAAGCGCTGGTTGTACAGTATGTTTCTGAAGGTATCGAAGTGATCGTCACTGTCTTTAAGGGCATTGGCTACCCTGGTCATGGCCTCTTTGAAGCTCTCGCCTACTGAGCGATACTTCATCTTATGTATTTCCTCTGAGATTGGCAGGGCTGGGCCAAAGTCGTTTTTCATGTCATTCATTTGGGTTATTACCTTCAAGCATATTGATACGCATCTCGCAGTAACGGATGCACTTCTCTAGATCTGTGATTTCGGATTCATTCTTGGTTAGTCCATCGTATGTCTTGCTGCCTGCGCGGCTGGCATACTTGATGACGTTTCCACGCCAGAACTCCATACCGTTCCTCATGATGTATTTGACGGGCTGTATGGACCACTGGGTGTAGTGTGATGGGTTTTTTACTGGGTCAGCCATGTGCGGTCACCCACTTCCTGGGGCGTCCACCAAGCTGCCCAGCGTGTCTTGCGTAGTCAGACTTTAGTGGGTCAGAGAGCCGTGCCATGGCATTGCGTCCACCGTTAAGCTCAACGACCCTGTCGTTATCTGCTTTGCAGACCTCAAGGTAACGATCCCACTGGGACAGCACTGAGGCTTCAGTCATCCCCGTACTACGTTTTCTTGGCATTAGTATCATAACGTGGCTCCCATAGTTTGATTGTGTTGCTATCCAAGTCCCAATCCTCGTATCTGAGGATGCGTGCGAGACGTGCTTGGGTTAATGCATAGTTCTTGTTTAGTTTCTGCTTGGCGTATGCGTTGACCACTGTGGTCCAACTGGGGTCTTGCTTGAGCAGTTTCTCGGCTGTCTTAGGGCCAACCGATGGGCACCCAGCATAACCATCGGTGACATCACCTGTTAGTGCCTGGGTGTAGAACCATAGATCTGCTTGGGCCTTGTTGATCGTTTGAAACTCACCAGACATTGGCCTAAAGAGCTTGCATGGCACCGACTTAAGATCCTTGTCATCACTGATGACGATTGTGTTGTGGTTTGGTGCTGAACCTAAGATGCCCATGACATCATCGGCTTCCAGCATCGGCTCTATGTGCCAGCGGTAAGTCTTCTTGACCCACCTCAGCATCTCCAGGTAGCCGACAGGCTTCCTGACTTTCTTGCGTCCACCTTTGTATGTGGAATCTAGTTCTTTTCTGAAGTTACCTTTGTCAGACAAGCAGACAATGAAGTGGCCTGTGCCTAAGGTGTCACAGAAGTCATCTATACTCTTCTGGAATACAGTCTTAGCTTCCTTCAGATCTGTAGACAGGGACCAGATGTCATCACCCCAGTCTATCTCAGTCTCACAGGCAGCGCAGGCTCTGTAGAGGTACAAGTCGCCATCAATGAGTAGGACTGTTTCTTCCTGAGGCGTCTGCAAATACTTCTTTAAGTAGCTCATCTAGCTCTCCTTTCGTTTCCATGCCAAGCTCAGTGATGTGCCACTTATGTGCATAGGTTTCTTCGCCCACATTGGTTGTGATGTGCCCCTCAGAAGCAGCCATGCACACGTAGAATGCGCCTTTGCGTGAGAAGTCTCCGCTGATGCTGAAGGGCTGTCTCCAAGCTCGATCCAACACCAGGTAGAAGCACATGAAGTGTGCCATCTGTGAATTGACCTCAGTGTGTAGCAGCCCAAGTTGCTCCCACGGAATATTCTGAGGTGATGGGTATTTTAGTTTTGAGAGCAACCCCTGCTTCTTGCGCCATTCTTCTAGTGATATCACCGACATCGGCAGCTACCTCTTCTGTTTTACATGAGATTTGAACTTCATCGTGGATCCAACCAACGATGTATGCGTCACCTTCGTGATGCTTGGTTAACTCAGCATCGACTAAGTCTACCCACTTTTTGCAGATGACAGCGCCAGATGACTGTAAAAGCTGAGAGAGCAGCTTGTGCTCACTACGGACATTCAACAGACGTCCATCTAAGCCTTTTAGGTGGCCGCGTTGGTATGCCCTGCGAAGGTTTGACTGAAGCTGTGCAAAGGCTGGGATGGCCTTGTTGAAGTTGTCTTTAAGCTTCTTGCCTTGCGTAGCGTTGCCACCAGCAATCTTACCGATCAGCTGATCACCGCCGCCATACATGGTCGCATAGATAAACGTCTTTGCCTGGTCGCGTGTAGCTAACCCAGCTGCCTTCTGGTTGTGCGTGTGAATATCACCATCAAGCACCTGTCTTGCATACTCACCACCGTCATCAAGGTAATGCGCTAGACACCTAAGCTCCAACCCTGACAGGTCAGACCCAAGCAAACACCAGCCCTCAGGTACCGTGAATAATCTACGGCACTCTGAGCCATACGGTAGGCCACACTTGGGCACCTGGGCTAGGTTGGGCCCTCGATGCGCTGCTCGGCCACTGACAGTACCGCCAGACACGATTGTGTGTCTTATGCGGCTATCGTCATCAACACGCTTAAGCCACGCTTGTGGACCCTCAGCTAACTGGCCGATGCGCTTCTGTACAAGGAAGAACTCAGCCAACGCCTGTGCCTCAGGATAGTGCAGCCCAGCCAGCACTGTCTCGTCTATCTGGGCGTGTCCGTTGTCTGTGAACTTCTTAGGCTTCCAGGCGTACTTCTGCTTGAGGCAGAACTCTATGTGCCGGCGGGAGCTAGGGTTAAAATGGATGGCTTTACGTTTAACAAAGAGCTCACCCTTCTTGTATCCACGGGCCCTGTTGTTGACCTTAGGATAGAAGTCTTCAGTGATCTCCCAGGGCGGGAAGAGCTCATGCAGACCATCCTCTAGCTCTTGCCGCTTCTGTGCTAACTCAGAGTAAAGCTTAGTGGCTGCAGCCTTGTCGAAGGTCCAACCGTTGTTGCCAATACGAAAGCAAACCTCAGCCAACCTGTGCTCTAGATCTATGCTTTCTTGGCTGAACCCGCTGTCCATAAACACCTGGTACAAGGTCATGGTGACAGCTGTGTCTTGAAGACAGTAGTCCAGCATTTCTTGGCTAAAGTTTTCCCAACCACCATCGTATTCACCTTTGTGTAAACCGATGCGATAACCCCATGCCTTGAGGCTGTGGCTACCTATAAGTTTGCGGGGAAACTCATGAGGCTTTAGTTGATGCTTGATTGTATCTGTCTCAGCTAGGGTTGTTCTCATTAACCGTGACAAAACTAATGTATCTGTGACTTTGCCTTGGATGCTAAAGTCTGGATACAGTTTCTGAAGAACAGGGATGTCATAAGCTATGATGTTGTGACCGATGACTTCCTCGGCATTCATCAAGACATACAGCGCACGGTCTATCTCATCGGGGCCAAACGATAGCTTCTCGTTGGTCTCAACGTGTCTTAGACAAATGCAATGTACGGTGCTTACAGTATCAAGTAGGCCGTTGCTCTCCAGGTCAAAGACCCAGCGGGTCACTCTTCAGTTGGCCTTGCCTTGGGGCGTAGGCTCGTCATGGGTGCTAAGTTCTTAGCTGGCTGTACCAGCTGCGCCTTGAAGCACTGGTCCAACGATTGCTGATATAGGTCCTTCTTATGCGCCCAAGACACACAGTCATCAAAGGATTCAAAAGCTACAATGGCTACGAATGAGTTTACTAGGTTCATCTGTTATCCCCTGACCCTTCCAGCTTCCCACGCTCCTGGCGTGACTTAAGCTTCTCTAAGTTCATGTGGGCGACCTCGTTAAGGCTGATGCCTAGGTCCCGTGACAGCGCAGCGATATACCAGAGGCAATCACCAAGCTCACTAGCTATAGCAACACGCTGGGCGTCTTTAAGGTCCTCTAGACCACCTTGGTCGATCCCGTGGTCTCGGATCAGCTTCTTGATCTTGTCACATACTTCGCCTGCTTCTGAGGCCAACCCAAGTGCTGGATAGACAACCTTCCACTTGTAGATGGCCGTAGCAGCTGTGTCTGCCTGGTAGTCGTTCATGGTTAGGGAATACAAATAGTCTGTCTCTCTATTTCTCATCTTGCTGCTCTCCTTTTTCTAGATCCATTAGCCTCAATGCTAGGCGCGCCATTTGCTTACCCATGCCCTCTTTGACGTAACCTGTGAACAACGGTCGGCGGTCTTTCGCGCTGAGTGCTTCGCCAGCAATCAGAGCAAAGGTTTTACCGTCATCTGGGTGGTCTATGACCTCAAAGGTTATGTGACCGACCTCATACTGCTCACGCTTGAAGGTGGTTGGCTTGGGGTGCCTTTGTTTGCTTTTGTGAGAGTGTGCTCCCATGTTGCTCTCCTCTTGGTTAAAATGGTGCGTCGAAGGCATCGAAGTTACCGCCAGCGTCTTTCAGCCTGCCTGTGCTCTGGCTGTACTCAAGCACCCCAGCTGCGCCGACTTCCCCTGTGTGCCTGTTTTTCAAGACCACTAGGTTACGCAGGCCAGCTGTGGGTTCATCTGGGTCTACTTGGATGCCAATGCAGCAATCAGCCAGCTGGGCTATAGCGTGGGATCCACGTAGTTGGCTGAGGCTAACCTTGGCACCGCCTTCGTGCCCTGTGTCACCTTGTGGGCGGCGTAGGTGGCTCACGACAATCAGACAGATGTTGAGCTCTTGAACCAAGACACGCAGTCTGTTCATGATGTCATCTACCAGGCGTCTTTCATCTGACACCTGACCAGTCAGCCCAGACACTAGAATACTGATGTGATCTAAGAAGATGACCTCAGCGCCCAGCGCCTTGTTCATGTATCGGATGCGATTCAAGATGATGTCTATGTCGGTAGAACCAAAGTGATCGAACAGGTAGAACTGACGGTCTTTGACTAGGTCATCAAAGGATGCCTCTATCTCTTCCTTACTGGTACAGTCAGGGTCCACACTGATGTTCTTATTCATGTGTAGACCAACCATACCCTGGGCGGTTCTCTTGGTTGTCTCTTCCAGCATCAACATGCCGATCTGAAAGCCACCCATGTGAACATGGTAGGCAATCTCTCGCACAAAGGTTGACTTACCCACGCCACTACCAGCGGCTATCGTCACA